AAAGCCCCTCCGGAGAGGGGCTGGAGAGTGGCGCTATGTGCCATTGCATGGTGCCGGGTGCCTCCCGGTGAGTTCAGCCCGGTGACACTAAACCCGCATATTCTCGCTTACGATCATCAAAGAGATCATACCGTTCACCAGTCGCCCCTCCGCACAGGGGGATTCACCATGCGAAATTTTTTTAACAAATGCTCAGTCTGACAGGCAACTGTCAACTTACTGAATTGTGAGGAATTTAACACTTCACAGCACAATATCTTTCCAGCGCCCCAAAATCATCAGGACAGGAGAAAATCTTCTCCCCCTGTCAGAGTTTAAAATCCAGCACGCCATTTCTAAATGCTTTATATACTCCTGAAGACGGTGGTGATGGTATATCAGCATTCTTTACTGCATTCATCGCTTCACGACATAAATCGGGATCACCGCTTTCTCTTTTAACCTGTAGCAGAAGACCATTCGGGGCCATATACATTCTCAGTGAACACTCTTTTCCTGAATACTTACTCGCATCCTTTAACTGTTCTTCTATGGCTTTCCTGACCTGAATGGCATACTGCCTGATTTCTTCACTGGCATCAGGGGTACGTTCCGATGAGCTCAAATTTTGCGACTTTATTAATTTATCTGAGTGATACAGAGAAGCATCATAATTATTTGTCGATACATCTTTTGTGCAGCCAGTTGTCAGACTGGCTAATATCAAAACAAGAACTGGTACAGCACGGCAATACATTTATCCATCTCCATATTAACAAGAACAATTATCTATAAAATATAGTAAATATGCGGGATCCGGGAGGACTTGTAACTATCATCTCCGGATCAGCATGTAGTTTTTATTTTTCCGGATGATATATGCCGCAATAATACCCCTGCATACAGATGCCTGCAAATATCTACGAAGCATCCGGCGAGAATAAACAAGGAAGTCTGAGGCTATCTTATATGATAGCCTGTTGCTCAAAAGACAATGATTCACTCATCAGAACCAACAACGCATAATGCAGATAATGGACCGCCATCGAGGACTCGAACCCCGCGCAGCCAGCTTCGAAGGCTGGCGCTCTATCCCGATGAGCTAATGGCGGTATGTGATATGGTGGCCCTTGCTGGATTTGAACCAGCGACCTGGCGATTATGAGTCGCTCGCTCTCACCACTGAGCTAAAGGGCCGGGCATAGGATAATAACGGTACGTAACTAATTCTGCAATATCATCCGTTCTGACTGACTAAATTCTGAACTTCCCTGACCGTCTGCTCAAAACGCTCAGTCTCCAGCTCAACGCCAGTTGCACGACGTCCCAGCGCTATCGCTGCTTTGACTGTCGAACCTGACCCCATGAAGAAATCTGCAACCAGGTCACCCGGACGACTGCTCGCGCTGATTATCTGCTGCAGCATTTCTGCCGGTTTTTCGCACGGATGTTTCCCGGGATAGTACTGCACCGGTTTATGCGTCCACACATCGGTGTACGGCACCTGCACCGTCACACCAAAATACCGCCGCAGATGCTTATATTCACTCTGCAGTTCCGTATACTGCCGGTTCAGTTCACTGTATGTGCTGACCAGTTGGTGATGTGGCTTTTCCAGTTCTCCGCGCTGATGCTTATCTTCTGCCACCCGGGCAAACAGCGCCTGTAATTTCAGATAATCGCTTTCGTCCGGTAGCTGCCACTGGCTGGCACTGAACCAGTGCGACACCATGTTTTTCTTTCCTGTGGCATCAGCAATCTGTTTTGCCGTTATCCCCAGGGCAGCACGCGCATCACGAAAGTAAGAAATCAGCGGGGCCATCACATGCTGTTTCAGTGCCCTGCCCTTCGCCTCATACCCGGCATCTTTCGGGCGATACGGCCCCTGATAATGTTCCGCGAACAGAATGCGCTCTGTGGCGGGGAAATATGCCCTCAGGCTTTCCTTGTTGCACCCGTTCCAGCGTCCGGACGGCTTCGCCCAGATAATATGGTTCAGCACATTGAAGCGTTCACGCATCATGATTTCAATGTCAGACGCCAGGCGATGGCCACAGAACAGGTAAAGACTTCCGGCAGGTTTCAGCACCCGCCAGAACTGCGCAAGACACTGGTCCAGCCACTTCAGGTAATCATCGTCGCCCTTCCACTGGTTATCCCAGCCCTCGGGTTTCACTTTGAAGTACGGCGGGTCCGTGACTATCAGGTCAACAGAATTTTCGGGTAACGACCGGATAAATTCCAGGCAGTCGGCGTTGATTAATTCACAACTGGATATTTTTACAGTATTAAGCATGGATCATTAAGCCTGTCTCTGATAGGCTCATTCTGCTTTTGCGCAAAGCAGTGGGCCTGAGGTTTGCTTGTGATCCGGACGCATGAGCAGATGGCTGGTGAGTGCCCCTAACACCCACCAGCCGCCCATTTACCACAAATAAAAAAGCCTTCAGGACTGAAGGCGTCTGTAACAACCGAACTGATAGTCTGCCAGTCCCGCCATAACAAGCTGGGTCAGTATTAACTGGCAGCGTTCACGTGAAAGGTAAGTATTCTGCGCAATCTCCCCGACTGTCGCCGGTTCGGTGGCACTTAATTCATTAAACACCACTCTGGCGGTTTCGGTCATATCCTGCTGTTTCAGCATGTCTTTTTCCCTTTTCCGGTTAACGTGACACACCAATAACTCTTGTCGAAAAAGCCAGCAAGCTGAAAGACAGGTATTCACCGCCACCAGCGCGTTTACTGTACTGACGCGATTTCAGTCATAAAAAACCCGCCAGGCGGCGGGGTGTAAAAATTCTTCTAACGTCAGGCATAAAACGCCCATCGTTAGGGCAAATTTACCACAGATTCGGGAAAAATCAACAACACTATCGCGTTACCCTCTTTAACTGCCGCTCCGCCCATGCCTCTTCAATGTCAAACCGAACCACCAACGTATCGTAAAAGCGTTTCACTGATTTTTTCCACGTATCAAGCGTGATAGCACTCGTCACTTTGCGTATGGCATTAAATGCCTCCGTTGATGGTAGTCTTTCACAGCCACGACCACCACAACGCTGGCAGTCTCTGATAACAGGCATACCACGTTTTACCGACTCTTCACGATGAATGGCGACACCACGCCCACGGCAGTCTTTACAGGCAGTGGAAATCTCCCCCTTCCCTTTACATTCAGGACAAGAAACTTTCACCACCTCCCGAATTTTTTTCCATTCTTCCCAGTAAGACGGATACACACCTTTCGTACACTTTGCCCATACTGGCGGCTTGCCATCCGGATACTGAACCTTGTTTGTAAAAACCTCGCTTTCAATAAATTTTTTTCCGTGACAGCAGGGGCACTGTTTTTTGCTCGCCGCGCTACGGGCATAATCTTCAAACGCATACGAAGCCATAATACGCATCACTGCCGGTTTTATTTCTGCCGGGAGTTTTCTTAACGCCGCCACGCGATCACACCGACTGAGTGCATATTCTGTCAGCAATTCTGTTGCCCGCTCTCTGTCATTCATACTAATGCCCATTTTCCCAAGGAACGCAGAAAACCCCATCTCAGCCCGATTCTGTGTCATGCCCTGCGCGGCCATCACATCAGTGATACTCAGCGCATCTTTCGACGTTGAGGCCGATGCATCAGTCAGGCCGGGGGATTTTGGGGAGTAGTATTTCGGTAAATCTTCCAGTTTCATTTTTTGACCTGCCCTTCAAGCATTATGGGGTAAATCTTCACCCCCAGACGTCCACCAGATACTGGCTGAGCACGAACGATATTGATTTCATCAAACTGCTCATCGTCCATTAGCAACCCCGCATGCGTCAGCGCATCCAGCGGCGCTTTCAGAATATTGTCCGGGTCACGGCGGCGCTTATCCGGTGGTTCTGCAATAATTTTTATTGCCAACCTTCCGGACAGGCTTAATTTCAGCCGCTGCTGGCGAACAATAAGCGCCACTGCCCGGCGATAACGCTCCCCGGCTTTTGATACAAAATATGTGCTGCCACGGCGTCGCCAGTAAGTGTTCACCGTCGGCGGGTAAGGCAAAACAAATTCTATGCGTTCGGTCATTTATGCTTTCCACTTCAGAACACCCGAATTTCTCGCGTGCATTAAAAAACGAATCAGCAACAACAGCTGACTGCCGTGTTTTTCTTCAAAATCTTTTACTCCGGCATGTAGTTTGTTATGGCATTTACGGCACAACGGAATAACAAACAAATCGTCAGCCTTTGTTCCCATCCCTCCCAGTCCATGACCAATGATGTGATGCGGATCATCTGCCTGATTACCGCACGTCATGCATTTCTGCGTTTTTACCCAGCGCGTGTATACAGGCATCTCTTCCCGTTGTGGTTTCTGGCGCTGGAGGTACTGAGCCGGAGACTCCGGATCAACGGCGATGCTTACTAACGTCTTTTCCTGGGGTGGGGGCTGTTGCTGGTGGACGTGAAGTGGAAGCGCAATATTTTTTGTGCGCTGCTTCAGTATGCTGATGGCTGTCTGTTCTCCCGGTACGATGTCACTCTCACGGTATACGGAGCGGATTGTTTCCACCGGTAATCCCAGCGAACGACGCGCTACTGCCTCAGGTAGTGCATCCACCACCTGATTGCAGGCCGCCCACCAGGATAATTCGGCCAGCGATAACTCCCTCTCCTGCGTACCGCTTATTGCGTGACGGATGACGTCAATCATCCAGGCAACCAGATTCTGCTGAGCAAGTTGATCGAGTGATTCTGATGTCTGGTTGCGCAGCTGGTTGTCACAGTGCCAGCACAACACCATCGCGCCGGTACCGTAACGGTGAATGACTGTTTCGCTGTGATGATAATCGCCGTGTGGCCACTGGCAGGATTTCACGTGACGTAATAACCAGTCAGACAGTGCACCTGCACCACCTGCTGCACGAATTACCCGCTCATCGCTGAAAAATGGTAGTAATGTTTTATCCTCAGCCAACGGCTGGCTAACGGCTGCAACGACGCCGGACGGAAGACTGCGCATGTTTTTGGGTTCCGGTTCCACCAATATTCTGCCGTTATGGAATACTGACATTGATTCACGGCCTGGCTTAACGATAACCAGACTGAGTTCCGGTACCAGAACAGGTCGAAGTAATACCCGCACGTTACCTCCAGATGCGTTGCTGATATGTGCGGGACGGACGCGGCGGGCGTTCGGAATAAGGGAGCCTGACGGAAATTATCCAGTGTCGGAAGTCAGGACTGAGGCCTTTCTGAAACTGGTATCCACGTCTGCGGTAATTCTGAATCAGCCACTCGGCCTGTTCTTCAGTGCATTGGTCATGCTGGTACCAGTCATATTTGAATGCGTGAGAGCGCCGTCCGTGTCTGCTGGCAGGGTCGGCATCAGAATTGTGGTGTTTGGTATTGTGCGCCATCGGTTGTCTCTGCTGGCGCAGCAGGTGCCAGTTGTTCAGGCTGGCTCACGTATTATAACTTATTCCCGAACTACCTTGAAACCGAGTCTTTCCAAGTATTCAATGAATGCCTCAACAGATAACACTACATGATCATCAGGAATTAACGCTGTGTAGGTAATACCCCCATTCTCAACGCGCACAGCATAGAGGCCATCTTCACTAAAAATTTCACGTAATTCTTCGATTTTCATCAACAGAATCCTTCCAGATAAATAGCACTCCCCCTGTTCGGGGTCCATCCCTCTTCTCCCTGCGCGCTACTTAAGTATTTTTGATTCTATTCTGGCACCGTCCAAAACTTCAAACACGTTGAAAATAAAAACAAAAAACCCGCCGAAGCGGGTATACTCAAACAATCTGGAAAATATTTCTTGGATTTGTAATAGGTCTGTTGATGGAGAACAACTCACGAATTAAATCTTGGCTCAAGCCAGTTTTCATAAGAATTCTTAGCCAGGTTGCATCATCCAGCATTTCAATCGCCTCGGCCAGCATGCCGGGTTCTTCAGGGCGCAAAAGTTCATCACCAGGTTCAACTCTCGTATACCCTCTGGAATTAAGATGCATATAGCCAGTTCTTGCCTGTTCCTGGGTCAATAAGCCTAATGCGCTGGCTCGATAAATACACATTTTAAGGCTGATTTTCCATCTAAGTTTAAATTCAACCAGAGCATTCCAGTCGAATTGCTTACCTCGTATTCGTGGAAATTCTTTAATGAAAGATAACCTGGGAACTAATAAGGCGCTCGAAAAGTGATCGGCTTGTGATTCCGTAAGTTTATCACCTGTCGTTATGCCCTCATGCATTACTAAATGCCCTAATTCATGACCTAAATCAGAGCGAAATCTACATATGCTTTTTTTAACATTGTTCCTGATGATAACAGGCCTGTTATTGTGAACAGTAAAAGCATCAACACGATCATCGACTCCCGTAACATGCGCAACGATTACCCCTAAACTCTCCGCCAATTTAACCATTGATGATATAGGGCCAAGACCTAAATTCCAGGCACGGCGACAATCTTCTGCCACTCGCTCAATATCATTCGGAGTAAGTAATTCAGCCCCTGGGTGCTCCGGTATGTTAACGTCAGGAAATTCGATTTCACCTTCAACAGCAGAAATTATAATATTAAGAATCTCAGCCCTGGCCAATACACTATTAGTCAGCGTTTGAGTCCTGGACTTCTTACTCCGAAAATGGCAGACATCACTTTCCAGAGCGTATTTTCGTTCAGTAAAAAGAAAACTGGACTTAATCATAAGCGCTGAAGATATTAACTCAAGACATTGCTCCGATGGCCTGCACCCCTTCTCCAGTTTGCTAACGAATTGCTTTGTCTTGCCAATTTTTTCGGCTAACTCTTCACAAGAAAGCCCAACAGCCATTCTCGCTAGTTTGAGCTTATCACCCCGATACTCAGTGAAGTTATTCACCTGATGTTCCATCACTGCTCACATCCAAATCTTTATCCTTCGTACGCCGACGAAGAGGCACCTTATTAATCTCCGCTTCGTCAGGGAGTGTGTTATAATCAAGAGGCATAAGCGGCATCGATGCTGTAGATTGATGAGAAACTATACTAATCTGAGCACCATAAGTATTAAATCCAACAAGAGCTACCTCCCAACGAGGCAGTGTGGACTCTAATTCACCATCGCCCTCTTCGGATAAAAAAGGCTCAGCTATGACTCGCCATGTAATATCTTGCTCAGCCTCAACATCACCAAACAATGAGAGCTGCTCATACTCTACTTTATTTCGACGCAGACGATGTTTCTTTTTGGGGTTATTAATGCAATCTTTGGTAAATTGTAGCGGAACTTTATTTAAAGCAACTACATAGTCCAACCCCTTGGAAATCATCTCAAGGCCAGGAATTGCATCTTCATTTTGAATAAGATGATTTCTGACCCAATCATAAGCCCTTACACCTTCAGACCAGTTGCTGTCTAATGCGTGCTTATGATAGTACAGCTGCTCAAGTACGTTAGCGATCTCCGCCAACAAGTGGCGAACATAGTTTTCAGCAAGATAAGGTTGAAATTCCCAACAAGGAGCTAACTGATTTTCATTCATTTCAAGTTTCGCTTTTTTTAGAATTCGTAAACCACATATTTTCGCATTTTTCTATTTTTGTCAACCAGACTAATGCAAAAACCCGCCGAAGCGGGTTAAGTGCGGGTGCGTTGAGGATGCCTGGCACATCAGAGGTGGCGGGAGATTACTCCCCCGCCGGGTCTCTTACTCCTCAGGTTCGTAAGCTGTGAAGACAGCGACCTCCGTCTGGCCGGTTCGGATTCGTACCTCGCAGAGGTCTTTCCTCGTTACCAGTGCCGTCACAATGACGGTTAAACAGATGACGATCAGGGCGATTAACATCGCCTTTTGCTGCTTCATAGCCTGCTTCCCCTTGCCTTTCGGCACGTAAGAGGCTAACCTACATTTGTGAGACATAGATTGGGCCTCAGATTAATGTTAAGCGTCTTGCAGGACGCGAAATGTTAACTGGGGCTTTTCTCTATCTGCCTTTCAGTGTTCATGCCTGAGACAGATAGCCTCAAGCACCCGCAGCCATTCTACTTAACTCACGTCACCTCGCCAATATGAAATCAATCAGAAAGGTGATCCATAAAATCACTCCTTCTCTTCTTTTCCGTAGTGGAGTTGGCCAATTTTGATAAGAGGGCGTCCCTGAGATTTGCGGTGTAGATTGGTATCGCGCAGAGAATACACACAGCCACAATATTCCTGCTGATAGAATTTTTCGCGCTTGCTGATTTCAATCATACGGGACGAGCCGCCCTGCTTGCGCCAGTTATAATCCCAGTACACCATACCCGGATAATGCGCAACAGCTCGCCGCCCACACTCGTTAACCTGCTGCATATTTTTCCAGCGTGAAATGCCCAGTGAACTGCTGATCACACTGAAACCATTTTCAGCAGCGTACAACGCTGTCCGCTCAAAACGCATGTCAAAACACATGGTACAACGGATCCCCCTCTCAGGCTCCCATTCCATTCCTTTGGCACGTTCAAACCAGTTGTCGGTGTCGTAATCAGCATCGATAAACGGCACGCCGTGTTGTTCAGCAAAGCGAATATTTTCATCCTTACGAATTAAATACTCTTTCTGAGGATGAATGTTCGGGTTGTAGAAAAAGATGGTGTAGTCGATTCCCGAGGCCTGAAGCGCCTCCATCACTTCACCGGAACATGGAGCACAGCAAGAGTGCAGTAGTAGTTTGTTTGCCCCGTTTGGGAGCTCCAATTTAGGCCGTTTGAAATCAGCAATAGTCATAAATATTTTTATTGGGGTCATGAAAATAGCACAGAGTGTAGCATCAGAGCAGGGCTATCGGGAATATATGTCTAAATCTGGTAATATCTGGTTTTGACGCAAAGCGGACAACCACGCTGGCTCTACCCTGCGCCATGAAAATGTCAATTCACATCTGAACTAATGCTCTTTAATCTAGTAACGTCTAAAATACCTAACATTTCCTTGATAAAATGCCAGTACACGCTGCATAGCTTCGCTCTTCCGGCACTCGCGACAGATTATGTTCAGGCGCCTGTCGTAGCGGCGTATTTCGCCGTCTGGTAACGACCAGATAAGGTCCGGATCAACCACTGCAGGTTTCTTCACCTTTGCCCTTGAGAGTTTTTTGCGAGCATTTTGCCAGTCCTTACGCGCCTGTTCAGACGGGAATAACCCGTAACCAGAGTTGTATACATCGCCACTGGCAACCAGCTCTCTGGCGAGAACACTCATCAGATATCTTGTCGCACCTGTCTTGGCTTCCAGTTGCCGCAACGTCTCGCGACCGCTCAGACGTACAAGTTCAACAACCTGCCCTTTAATTTTTTCCCGCTCTTCTTGTGTAAATACTTTTGCCATAAGCGCCTCCGGCAATCACTTTTCCGATACAACACGGCGGGAAGAATCAGTAATCTGTCGAACAATATCCCGGTGCTTGTTCAGCTCCCGCAGCGCGGCGCAGACTCGCTCCCACTTCTGAACATCACTTTTCGCCCTGCGCAGCGCCAGGTTTGCCCTGCGAAGGGACGGAAAAATCAGCTCATCTGCTTGCGTTTCGGTAAACGATGGCAACGGCTGCACAATGTCCGCCACAGTTTCTGTTTTAATTTCTTCCTGTGTTGCGGCTTCCCGGACTGGTAACGCAGCACCTGCTGGCTGAGGAAAGGCCTTACCATCACTTTCCGTTACCAGCGCGGCTTTCGGCTCTGCTGGTAAATTATCGCCCGGCATGCAGTAACGAAATTTACCGTTCTGATTAACGCGTGCCAGCCGCCCCGTTGCGGTTACCACCGCCAGCTTGGAAGCAACCTTGCGAGTACTGACACCGAACTTACCCGCCAGTTCCTCACACGTTTTAGCCCCATCCTGACCGATAAACTCAATCATCATGTCTGCGGTAACTTTTTGTTCGACCTCCCCGGTCAGCATATCCTGTGCTTCAGATTTTACTGGCCGCTCTTCGGTTACCCGGGATTCACCTTCGCCAGCCAGAAACCAGGTGTGACCAGTTTTATCAACGACGCCTTTTCTTTTGAGTTCCCACAGCTCGTTGACAGCCTCTTCACGACTGATTCCAAGGCGAGCTGCCACCACATGTGAAGAGGCTTTTTTCAGTGCTTTCAGTGCGTCAGATACGGTTTCCATTAAAATTTCCTCCGGACAAAATTACTTCACAACCCTCATATTGCTGACATTTGGACGCCAGCTATCCCAGTTAAACGTCACCCATCGACCACCGTTCATGGTCATGCGGTCCATAATCCTCTCACCAAGAAGCGTACTCATTGCGGCATGATTCAGGTTTGTTAACATCCCGACACTGCACAGTGATGCTGTCCGGCGATCAATTATCTGGTGCAATACCACCTGCTCGTTTTTCGTCTCCCGCTGAACGCCTATTTCATCCAGGACCAGCAAATCAACCCCGCAAAGCTCCTGTAAAAATTTTTCCCCGGATTTGCCGTTGTCGTAGCTGTCATGCAACACGCTCATGACGTCAGACACGGTGACGATAATCACGCTGCGCCCCTTCACCATCAGCCGGTTGCCCATCGCCGCTGCAAGGTGATTTTTCCCGGTGCCGGTTTTACCGCTGAACACAAAATTCGTGCACCCGGTCATCAGTTCGTCAGCTATGGATTTGGCCTGGCTCAGCGCGTATTTTTGCCCGTCGTTCTGCACCTGATAATTTGCAAACGAGCATTTGCTGTGCAGAGGCTGGATGCCCGAACGATTCAGGATTTTTTCCACCCGCAACTGGCGATTCTGGCGGTTAATCTCCTCGCTGCGTTTTCGTCCTTCAGCAAGTTGCCATTCCCGCCACTCCGCCACCGTCCGGTACGGTGGAACCGACCCCTGTGGTGCAAGTCTGCGAATACGTTCAAGAACCCCAACTGCCGCAATGTTTTTCATGACACGTCACCCCCTGAATCCCGGCGGTATTTCAGTGTCCGGTTCAGAAATGTGATTCACGCAACGCTGCGCAGGCGAACGCCCCAGGCGGATAACCAGTTCATCCCATTTTTCCCGGAGTTTTGCCGGACTCATGATGTTTTTTACCCAGAACGAATCCCGCTGGAGACGCCCAAACATTTCACAAATTTGTCTGTGAGTTCTGCCATCCAGCATCCGCATTGTGCGAACGTCATTGGCCCATGCTGTCCAGTTGGGTTCTTTCGGTCTAGTGATCTCGCCATCATAGCTGGCCGCCTGCTCGTAAAGACTCACGATTCGTCCCCAGATCCACTGTGCGCACACCAAATCTTCCTGACTTCCCCACTGGCGTTTTTTCGCACTGAACACAACCGCGTCAGGGTGTCGGGTTAAAAAATCCTGTTCAGCCGTCTGCGGGTCCGGTTGCGAAGCGTCCGGACAAGAAGATCTTTTATCTGACGGATCAGGTTTTAATACTGACGGATCGGGGTCAATCATCGGCCCCCTAATCGGCAGTTTTTTATCAACAGTTGATCCATCAAAATTTGACGGGTCAACCGTTGAGGGGTCAATATTTGACGGGTCAACTGTTAACGGGTCATTTTTTGCCGGGCTAATTTTTCTTTTCGGTTTATATGACTCACGCGCCGCCGCCGCAGCTGCTTCGAGTTTTTCCACATTAAGCCGATAGATATTGCTTACATTACGCCCACCGACCTTACGCTCTTCCTTCGTCAGCCAGCCCTCTTTCGCCAGTTCTGCAATAGCCGATTTCACTGTGGATTCACTTCTTGCACCGATCTGACGCCGGATAGTTTCAATGGCAGGCCATGACACGCCCTCGTCATTGCTGTAGTCTGCAAGACGGGCCATAACCGCCACCCTGGATAAGATCATGCCGGTGAAGGCGCACCCTTCCCAGACAAGACCATGAAGCTTGCTGCTCATAAAACCCCCGAACACCGTGCTTTTAGTGCATCACCACAGCATTCCCTGCCGGGCCGCCGCGATTCATCTGGTCATACAAAACAACCGCTGACGCAACAAAATCATCGACATCCTTCACCAGCCGATCCCTCCGTTCGACGATCTCACGGTAATATTCAGAACTGTGGCTGCGCATACGGGCCACCAGCAAAGGCGGCATCGCCTTTTCGATCGCCGGTAACAGAGCCTGCATTTTTTCAACAGCATCAGGGGTGTCTTTATCCAGCCAACGGAAAATTTTCTGGGTATTACGGGCCAGGGCTTCCGGATGGCTGTCGTCGTACAGTTCCGGGAACGTCATCCCCAGTTCGAAATAAGTCCGGGCTATTTCAGCTGCAGGAACTTTCTCACCATCAGGATATGCCCAGGCATTCATCGCCATGCGGATGTGCTCATGTTTGATTTTCATGAATCATTTGCCTCTTGATGCTTCGGGTATGATCGTTTTCGTCATTTGGTTGCTTCATCGACATATTCTGCGAATAACATGACGAGCGTCGTAAGTATGTCCAATCAACATCAGGACGAAGTTCTTCACACAGGACACCACCTTTTGTTGCTCGTTCAATCGCAGGACATCTCTCAGCAGGCAACTGACGTACCCCTTTGATCCATTGATTTACGCTTGGAGGAGATACACCTAAAAGCCTAGCCATTGCTGATTGCCCACCGACAACAGCACAAGCTCGTTTGAATGAATAGTTATCTTTTTTCATCGAATGAACTCCAAAAAACACACAATAATATTAGGCTTAGCCTAATATTATTGTCAATAGGCTATGCCTAATACATCGAGAGTAGGGATTGCCTAACGCGATGCGCATAGGAGACTATTAAGCAATGCTTAGTGGTAAAGACTTAGGCCGAGCGATAGAGCAGGCCATTAACAAAAAAATTGCATCAGGAGCCGTCAAATCAAAGGCGGAAATCGCACGTCATTTCAAAGTCCAACCACCATCAATCCATGACTGGATTAAGAAAGGTTCGATAAGTAAAGACAAACTTCCAGAACTATGGCGTTTCTTTTCTGATGTGGTTGGTCCAGAGCATTGGGGGCTTAACGAATACCCCATACCAACCCCATCCACTTCAGATACAAAAAGTGAACTTTTAGACATAAACAGCCTTTATCAAGCCGCCTCTGATGAAAAAAGAGCAATTGTGACTTTCCTCTTATCTGGAAATGCTACGGAGCCTGGTTGGGTTGATCATGACGTTCGCGCCTACATTGCCGCAATGGAAATGAAGGTAGCTAACTATCTGAAAAATCAAGAATCAAAACGGAAAAGCCAGAACATCACCAAGACAGGAACTTAAACTTATATGGTCCGACGGGAAATTCCTAGTTCCCGTTAGTTAACTCCTACTACCTCTCCCACAAACCATCACCTATTAGGTTGCACCTAAATCATTAGGCATAGCCTATTGACAAACAATTAGGCATTACCTATAGTTTTCCCATACCAACCCATCCCATCCCACACAATACAGGGCAATACCTAGAGTTACCCGGCAGTGGTCAGGGATTAAGTAGCCAGCCCGAGGCGTAAGAACATGACGGCAGGGTTCAACTTTAACTATGCAGCAGGTTTTTGTTCCGCTCCCCCGGCGTTAAGGGGAAATGAGGTCAGCATGGATACTATCGAGCTTGGCAACAGCGAATCTCTGGTATGTGGAGTATTCCCCAACCTGGACGGCACGTTTACCGCGATGACGTATACCAGAAGCAAAACGTTTAAAACGGAAGCTGGCGCGCGTCGCTGGTTAGCAAGAAACTCTGACTGATGAAGGTTAGTAATTAAAGAGTTCTCCACAGGCGAAGTGGAATACGTTCGCCGGACACGGGTAAGCATTCGGCATGCTCTTTAACAATCTGGGTATTCCTAACCACAAAGGAATCGCATCAATTTGGATTTTGCAGACAGTTTCTCTTGTTGTTCTACGGAGATTCCTATTTTGATCTGGGTTTTTAAGATTGCGATATCTTTAAGCGACGACCAAATATTATCATCTGTTTTTTCCAGGAGCTTTAACTGCATTTTCAATTCCGAATCGGAATATTTTTCTGCATCATCATAAAACTGCAGATATTCTGCGGATTTTCTCATTGCGTTACCTGACTTTTGTCCGAATCCGTAAATCGTTTGAACGGTTGCTATCACAACAATGAGAACTCCAGAAACTTCAGGAATAAATCCACCAATGACAGATGAACCGAGGATAATACTCACCACTGAGAAAAGTTTATCGAGACGACCAGTCGCTACAGAGAATAGTTGTTCAAGAAAATAACCATATAAAACCCTGTCAAGAATATCATCCCGGTCCATATATCATCACCTGCTTGTTTGATTGTTGCTGTTCCCCCTCTCCTCTGAAGGAGCTGGAGATGGTTTTGGTCGAATGTTTTTCTCAGGTATATGTTTCCTGGTATTCGGAATGTCCGCCCTGTCCGCAGGCTTACCAGTACCTGAACAATTCTTTTGAACCACCATATAAAACACCTTCCTGTTGTTGGGGATATCCAGATTATACAGATTTCCTGTTATTGGGGAATGACGGAAACCACCTCGCCTGACGTGGTTAAAAGCAGGCACACAACACGAAAGCGCACGGCGAGATTCCTTTGCATATAAGGCTTGTCGTTAAATTTCTTCGACCGTGCACTTCCGGTTGTGGCAGTCCGCGAAATGGCGCGGCGGTAAGTATGGCTGGGGCTTCCTCCATTGCTCCAGAAAATGCACCGGGTCGTCAGGTTGACCATACGCTTAAGTGACAGCCCCGCCACAATACCCATGTGTAGTATTTGGTGGCATCAGTTCTACTCCGTGACTGCTCTGCCACCCTTTTTAAAGTGAATTTTGTGATGCGGTGAATGCGGCTATGCGCACGCGGAACA